GGAATTTTCTAATAAACCTAAAAGAACACATTCGTATGATGCGATGCCTGATTCAAAAAAACGACCCAAGTATGATGCTGTGCCTACTTCAAGACAACTTGGTGCAAAACCACAACCTAAGAATGAATCTGTTGAAGAATTGCAAGCTAAGAATGATGCATCCACAAAAAAAGAACTATCTCATGCTGAAAACCTTGGATGGCATATTAGAAAACAAACTTATGGTAGAGTATACACTCATCCAAAACATGGTCACATAGCTATGAATCGTTATGGTGAATGGCAACATAAACCAGAATCAGACTTTAAGGGTGGTAAAGGACAATTAATTGCTCACGGCCAAGCTGATGATTTAGATAAACATCTATCTTCTTTAAATAAACCTAAGAATGAAGAAACTGAAGTTAAGGAAGAACTAAAAGGCAATCAGCACAAGATTGATAAAAATAAAAATAACAAAATTGATGCTGAAGATTTCAAAATGTTACGCAAAGAAGAATTGAAAGGCGACCAGCATAAGATTGATGCCAACAAAAATAACAAAATTGATGCACATGATTTTCAATTACTCCGTGGTAGAAAGAAAGTAAAAGAAGATACTTTTGCTGGTAAGTTACTCAATTCATTGGTTGAATCTGAAGAAATCCAAAAAGCAATCAATGAAGTAATGAAGAAAGATGCAACTGCTGGTGATTGGATTCACGATTTTGTTCATTCAAAAAATCCTAAGTTTGCTGGTAAGTCCACAAAAGAACGTCAGAAGATGGCTCTTGGTGCTTATTATGCCAAACAAAATGAAGAAGTTGAATTGGATGAAGTGAAAATCCCGCGGTCACCAAATAGGCGTGGAGTTCCAGTTGGCGCACCTTCGTCGGCTGATATCGCTGCTCATTTTGATTCAAAAAAATCAGAGGAAGACCGTCATCTTGCTGCTTGGAAAAAATCAGAACACGCTCCAAATGATAATGATAGAGCAACTGATGAAAATCCTCAAATCGGAGGCGACTTGCACGCAATTCATAAAGCAGCTGTGAAATATATGAAAACTGTCAAAGAACCAAACCCTACTACACATAGTCGTTTCGGTTCAGGCACTCACTTTGGAGACCTAGCATGGGCTATTGCTCATAGATTTCATAAAGAGCGTGTTACCAAAACTCGTTTAGACAATAGTTTTGAATTGAATGGCTTTGAATTGAATGAAGTTTCAAAATCAGAAATTGACCATCATTACGATAAATGGACAACTTCCGACTCCGCTCCAAATCATCATGACGCCGGTGATGATGATAAAATTCACAAGTCAGCTTTGAAATATTTGAAAAGTACCAACGAACCAAAAGAAAACCATGAAAAAATAGCCATGCATATTGCTGATAAGTTTCATGGAAGTGGTATTGATGAAGCTGCACCAAAAAAGATGGATGATGTTGCCAAACAAAATCTAGAACCTGCTAAAAAAGGTGTTGTTGGTACAGTAAAGAGTGATTTTAAGAATTTCAAAAGTTTCTTGGCTGGTAAAAAAGAAACCAATGAAGAGGTTGAATCATTAGATGAAGATAGATATTTGATGAAATATTTACTATCTAGAGGTATCAATCCTAAGTATGTTGATAGAAATACTAGAGTTGGTCATGCAAAATCCAATGAATTCAAAAAATGGAAAGCAGACCATCTAAACTCTTTAATTGTAACTAGAGAATCAAATGAAATGCCTTTTGATGGACCATATATAAAAACTAAAAAAAATGTAAAAGATAAATCTGGTGCTGTACATACACCAATGTCCCGTGCTAGAAATTTAGCTAGAGCAGCATTGAAGTCTGTGCAAGACAAAACTAAAATTAAATAATGAAAAAGTTTAAGGACATCATCAAAAGAAATCCTGAACCGGCCAGAGGTAAACTTGGAATTAATCCAATGGATCCTTGGTCGGCAAAGTATGGTATCGCTGAAGATGAAACAAATGAAGATTTAAGAAAATGGTTTAGTCAAAAATGGGTTCGCATGGACACCAAAGGTAACATCAAAGGTGATTGTGCAAGAGATCCTGGCGAAGGTAAACCAAAGTGTCTACCGCAAGCTAAAGCGCATGCAATAGGTAAAGAAGGTCGTGCAAAAGCCGCAAGACGTAAACGCAGAGAAGATCCAGATCCAGATAGACGTGGAGCTCCTATTAATGTTAGAACAGAAAGTGCTGCAGCTGCGATTGCAGCCGCAACAGCAATTTCTAAAAAGAAGTCAGGTAATTATGATTCTGAAGGATTGAGAAAAACTCCTTATAAAAATCCAGACCACCCGTTAAGAAAAAGTAATTCTGAAAGAGAAAAAGAAATGAATGAAGATGAAACAAATGAAGCCTGTTGGACAGGTTACACGGCAAAAGGTATGAAGAAAAAAGGAAATCGTATGGTCCCAAATTGTGTTCCAGAAGAAGTTGAACAGATAGAAGAAAAAAATGTTCCTACTAGTCCTGAAAAATGGGCTAGAGCTAAAGCAGCCGCAAAATCTAAATTTGCTGTGTATCCTTCAGCTTACGCCAACGGTTGGGCATCCAAGAAATATAAAGCAATGGGTGGCGGATGGAAATCTGTTAGTGAAAACCATGTTGCAATCGCTATGGGTAATATGATGGACGATGAAGGCAGTATGGTATTAAACCAATTAGAACAATTAGAGCGTGCCTGTGGCATGATTCGTTCACATATTGGTAAAGACTATGAGAAACAGTTACCTGCGTGGGTGCAATCTAAGATTACCTTAGCAACAGATTATATTGATACAGTTGGTAATTACCTTGTAAGTAAAAACGAAAAAATGACAGAAGAAATGGTCAATGAAATATCCAAAGATAAAGTAGAGAGATATATTTCTAAAGTTGGTGATGACCAAGAACAGAAACATGGGTTTCAACGTAATATGTATTCTAAATTAGAACCAAAACGCCAGAGAGGTGTTAACCGTGCTTTAGATAGATTGGCAGTAAAAGAAGAACATAAAGTTGGTGATTCCGTTACTGTTAATTCTAAATTCTTTGGTAAGAAAAAAGGAATAGTAAAGAAGGTTGATAGTCAATCAGTCCATGTTCAAAGAGATGGTAACAAATTCTCTGAAAAGTATCCACATGATGCTGTTGTTAAAGAGTCTGCTGGCATAACAAAAACAAAAGAAACCTCATTTCATAAAAAATTAGATACTCTTGTTCATAAGACTTTTGGTAAAAGAAAAGATGAATTGAAAATGAAAGAAGAAGTTGAGCAAATTGATGAGTTAAACTATGATACAGTACAATCTCTTTACCAAAAACGCAGAGCTGACTTCCATGGTGCTCAAGTTGGTAAAAAGAAAAAAGGTAAAGAAGTTTCAGCAAAGAATGTATCAACATCTATTTCTCGTATGATGGGTTACAAACCAACACAGAATCAGCCACAAAAAGAAGAAGTTGAACAGATTGATGAATTGAATTATGATACAGTAAATACATATGACAAAGAACGTAAAGCTAATCCATCAAGTAAAAAGAGTCCAGAAGTTGTTTTGAAAAATAGGACGGCATCAGTCAACCGATTCATGGGTAAGATACGAACACAAAATTCACCAATGCAAGGTGTTAAAAGAGAACTAACGCCACAACAAAAAACATTACAAAAAGATTACCATGATTCTCAAAGGCGTGGTATGAGTACAGAAGAAGTGGTTAATGAGTTATCAAACGAACTTCTTGGTAGTTACAAAAAGAAAGCTGGAGAACAAGCCTCGGCTGCTGATAAAGCAGGAGACTTCAAAACAGGTAACAAGAGATTCTCTGGTATCGTAAAAGCAACCAAGAAACAGTTTGCCAATGATGTTAAAGAAGAAACATTGGATGAATTAAACAAAGACACATTAAAAAGTTACTTGAATAAATCAACTGAAATAAGAAAAGATAGTAAGTCGGAATTAAAGGACATTGAAAAGCGTCCAGAGATTTATAAAGATAATACAGATAGAGCCCAGCAAAATCTTACAACAAAAGCAAATAAGTTAAAAACTACTATTAATAAAAGAACTACTGGACTTAACCGTGCATTTAATAAGCTACATGGTGTTGCTGAGGCTGTCGATAAAAAACAGATGTCTAAATCTGCTCGTATGATTAAGGCTCTATATAAACATCATAATGTGAAAGAAGATATGATGGATTGGGAAAAAGGCGATAAGTCCACACAATCTTATGGTAAAAAGCCTAATTTTAAGATGACCGACAAAAATGCAGATACTAGCGATACAAAATTTGATGCTCGTGCAGTAATGAAGGGTGGAACAACCTTAACAGGTCAACCAAGAGATATGGTAGAGATTGATCCGTCAATGAAACAGCGTCCGGGTGGCCAGAGTACCTTCACTAAAGATAATATGAAAAAAGCACCTAATAATTAATTAAGATAAATAGTACTATAACCCGAGGTTAAAAGGAGAAAAAAATGCCATCATGGGGAAACACAGACGCAGAAGCAAGTGAACCAAAATTTCCAAGAGCAAGATTGGTTAGAAAGGCACTTCAAACAACTTCAGCTAATACTGGAGTTTTAGGAGGAGTTGCTGGTGGAAACACAGTAATCAGAGTAGCTGATGTAACGGGTATAACCGTTGGTCAGTTTGTTTATGATGATGGTGTAAAACTATCTACATCAGGAGAAAATGTTTTTTTTAAGTCAAATAATACAGTCTTAGCTATTTCTGGTGCCAATGTTGTATTAACAAGTGCTGTTACAGCTCTTATCTTAAATGGTGCTCCAATTTATTTTGCTAACACAATTACATATACAACCACTGGTGCTGCCAATACAGTTGCTAATGTGTTCTCGGATACGATTTTAGTAAGTCCTGGTCGTATGGCGAATACACAAGGTACTACATACGGTAGTGGTTCTACTGTTGCTAATACTAGAATTGGTTCAATAAATCAAGGTTGGAACTTAATTCAAAGAAAGATTAACAGCGATGGTACAGTCCGTTTCTTAAAAGAAACACTAGTTGCTTTATCTAATGTAGTTAATTCAAATACAAGTTCTGCTAATACTAGTGCTAATGCCATTTTTGGTGGTCTATAATTTAAATTTTTGAATTTATATTGATGAGAACGGAGGGAAACCTCCGTTTTTCCAATTGAAAGAATAATAATGTTTGATGATTTAAATGATGAAAATTTTACGATATATGCGATGAAATGTTATTCATCTACAAACTGTATTATGTCAGAATTTGAAAGTGATATCAAAAGAACCAAATACTTAAAGAGATTATTTCGCAGATATAAAATTACTAAATCTCTTAAAGAACGCTTAATATTAAATCATCTTATTCTATTAAATAATGTTTTTGGTCCAGAAGCAACATCAAGAATATTATTTTATAGAATTGATGAGCGAGATTATGACATATTAAAGACTTTTTTGTGTTATTTACAGATAATGCCAGAAATTGTTTATGGTATCAAAGGTAAGAATATATCAGTTTATGATATACCGATGGATCCCAAAGTTACAGAGATACTATTAAAAATATGAAAACCTTTAAACAATTTATTAATGAAGATGGTATCGCTATGTCTGCTGGTCCCACCAATGTTCAAAGTTCTGGTGCAATTGCTGGTACAGGTGGTCGTGGCGGAGAACCAGGTGTTAATCTCAAAAAGAAAAAGGGTCCAGTATTAATTACGATGGCTAAACGTAAACCCACTCAATAATATGTGGATACTTGATTGGTTGCCTAATTTCATATTTCATTTAATTGTAATCGTTGCAATTTTAGGTCTAATTGCAGCTCAGTTTTTTTCTTTTATTCCATTTGTAAGTCAATATACTACACCAATCAAAATTGTTTGTATTATTGCGTTAGTTATTGGAGTTTGGTTTGAAGGTGGAATAAGCAATAATGAATCTTGGTTGGCCAAAGTAAAAGAGATGGAAGTTAAAGTTGCAAAAGCAGAAGCTCAGTCATCGGAAGCTAATGTTAAAATTGTAACTAAAATTGTTACCAAAGAGAAGATAATTAAGGAAACTACAAATGAAAATGTTAAGGCGGTTACTAAATATATTACTGATGAGTGTAAGTTGTCTAATGTTGGTGTCAGCTTGCACGACAGTTCCAGTCGTAATGAAGTTCCCTCAAGTACCATTGATACTATTAGAGGAACCTCCGAAATTAAAACAGCTGAACTCCTCACAACAGTAATAGAGAATTATGGTACATATCATGAAGTTGTTAATAGATTGAAAGGATGGCAGGAGTGGTATAAAGAACAAAAACAAATATTTGAAAGTGTTAAGTGATGCAAATTACAAAAGAACAACTATCACAACTAATTCCAAAAAACCCATATCTAGACCAATGGTATGAGGCTCTATCGGTATTATTACCGGATTATGAAATCAACACACCAAATCGTATTGCAGCCTTTATTGCTCAATGTGCTCATGAATCAGCCAGTTTCACAGCATTACATGAGAACCTAAATTACAGGTCCGAAACACTATCTAAAGTGTGGCCTAAAAAATTCCCAGCATCTATCGCAGAACAATATGCACATAAACCAGAAGCCATCGCTAACCGTGCCTATGCTAGTCGTATGGGTAATGGAGATGAAGCGTCTGGTGACGGCTGGAGATACTGTGGTCGTGGTTTAATCCAACTCACAGGTAAAGACAACTACACAGCATTTGCCGATTCTATCGGTATTACTCCAGAAGAAGTTTCTGATTATGTTCAAACATTTGAAGGTGCAGCACAATCAGCTTGCTGGTTTTGGGAATCAAACAACTTAAATCAATATGCCGATTCAGGTGATATTGAAACTATGACTAAACGTATAAATGGTGGTACTCTTGGATTGGAAGACCGTAAGAAACACTATGAGCACGCTAAACACATTCTAGGATCATAATATGTCCACACAAGAACAAGATATTACTAATTTAATTAAAAAAGTAGAAATTTTACAAGAAACACAAACCTCAACAAATAGCAAAAGTGCCTTGGTTGAAAAACTGACATTTGCTGGTATTCCCATTATGTTTAGTTGTATCGTATATCTCATGTCAGCATTAAGTAGTACCACTCAAGAATTAACAACATTAAAAAATAAAATTAACATAGTAGTAAGTGCCGAGAACAAAGCCATTGCTCCACAAGGAACAACTCTTGACATGGAAAAAATTAGAGAAGAAGCTGCATTGGCAAGGTCTGCTATGACACTTGAACGAACTAAAGATATGCTGGCATTGAAAGAAGAATCTGCATTAAGTCGTGCAAGAGTAGCTAGTGAATCGGCAGCTGCCAGAGCAGAACTAGACAAACGTATTTCCATTATAGAATGGCGTTTGAACAATGCAAACAAAGGTAAATAAAATGATTGAACCAACAGAAATTAAAAAAGACGAAGATTGGATGCAAAAGAAATGGCGTCCAGCTATGGGTTGGATGTATATGATTGTCTGTATGATGGACATGGTCATATTCCCTGTTCTATGGAGTATTCTACAAGCGGTTAATCATGGTCAAGTTACAAACCAATGGCAGCCTCTAACATTACAAGGTGCTGGACTATTTCATTTGGCTATGGGTGCCGTGTTAGGTATTGCAGCCTTTGGTCGTACACAAGAGAAGATGGCTGGTGCCGCAGTTAATCCTGTTACAGTAATTGCACCAACTCCTATACCAACACCTGCGCCTGTATCAAAGCCAACAGGAATAACTACAAGTTTCCCAGCACTATAGGCACAAAATGAAACCACTATTACTAACAATAAGTTTATTACTCTTAACTTTTGCAATTGCTACTCGTTGCGTTGCAGCAGAAACTAAACGTGTTTGCCATGACAAAGAAGTAAAAGGTAAAATGACTAAAGTGTGTAAAGATGTTAAGGTACATAAAAAATTAGAAGGTACTAAAGTGCCAGAGAAGAAGAAATAAAATGCCTGAAAATGATATAAATGTTGATGTTGGTGTTTTAAAAACCCAAGTATTGACCTTATCAGCAATTTGTAATAAAATGGACCAAGTCATTGAAAAACTTGTAGACCAACACGACCGACATATAGCAAAGGTTTATACTGACATGGACGCCAGAAGAAAAGAAAAAGATGATGATGTAAAAGAGCTCCATGATAGGATAGATACCGTCTTGGAAAAAATGGAACATTCCAATGAGAAAATTATGGATGAGTTTAAATTACTCCGTGAAGCAATGACTAAACACAATAGTGAAGAAAAATTAGCTTTAGACAAACTCAATCAATGGAAGTGGATGATTGCCGGTGGTATTTTAGTGCTGTCATGGTTGATTTCTCATGTAAAACCTGATACACTAGGGTTCTTCAAGTAAATTATAAAGTTATATTATGAGTGTTTTTATTGACCGGACTTTTCTGCTCCGTGCTTCACCAAAATTACAGCGTTTTACCCAAAAAAAGACTGACCTCTATAACTTCAGATGTCCGCTCTGTGGAGACTCACAAAAAAATAAAACTAAATGTCGTGGATTTGTGTATCGTAAAAAAGACGATTACTTTTATATGTGCCATAACTGTAGTGTATCTACCACATTTTATAACTTCCTAAAACAAGTGGATGAATCATTACTAAAAGAATATCAACTAGAGAGATATAGAAATGGAACTGAACGTGGCAATTACACCAAGCCAGACTTTTCAGAAGCAAAGGAAAAGCCAGTCTTTAAGGAAAGAATACGATTGGAATCGATTGAATCGTTACCAGAAGAACATTTTGCAAAAAGATATATCAAGAGTAGGAAAATCCCGATGGTTTTTGAATCGGAACTATACTTTGCGCCAGACTTCAAGCAGTTTATTGAAACCTTGGGGATTGAAAAAGAGAACCTACATAAGGATGACCAACGCTTGGTTATACCGTTCTATGATAGTAAGAAGAATCTCATCGCTATTCAGGGTAGAGCGTTAGGTAAATCAGAATTAAGGTATATCACAATCAAACTTAATGATGACTTTGATAAAGTGTTTGGACTTGATAGGATCAACCAGGATGAAATGATATATGTAGTGGAAGGTCCTATTGACTCAATGTTCTTAGAGAATGCTGTGGCCACCGCTGACGCCAACTTAGAATCTATTACCAAATTATTTGATAAATCCCAAGTAACTTTGGTATTTGATAATGAACCTAGGAACAAACAGATAGTAGAAAAAATAAATTTAGCTATTGATAATCACTTCAATGTAGTGATTTGGCCAGAGTTTATTGATTCTAAAGACATTAATGAAATGGTGCTGGATGGGTTCTCACCTGACGAAATCCAAGACATTATAAGTAAAAATACATTCGTGAATTTAAGAGCGAAAATGGAGTTTGTGAACTGGAAAAAGATTTGAAATTTAATAACAATAAGAAGAAGGCGATTACATGGAATACCTAGGCATCAACATTGATTTACAAAGAGATTCTTTATTTGACGAACTTGGCATCAAAAGACTTAGAGAAAGCTACATGAAAGATGATGAGGAGAGTCCACAACATCGGTTTGCTTTCGTTTCAAAATCATTCGGCTCAAACACCGAACACGCTCAGAGGTTGTATGAATATTCTAGTAAGCATTGGCTATCTTATAGCACTCCCATTCTTTCTTTTGGTCGCTCTAAACGTGGTATGCCTATATCATGTTTCCTTAATTATATTGAAGATACTGCGGAAGGTCTAGTCGAGAATCTTTCAGAAACAAATTGGTTGTCGATGTTAGGAGGCGGAGTAGGCATCGGATTCGGAATTCGTTCAGCCGATGATAAATCTACTGGAGTTATGCCGCACCTTAAAATGTATGATGCAAGTTCTTTAGCTTATCGTCAAGGCCGTACTCGCCGTGGTTCTTATGCTGCATATCTTGATATTAGTCATCCTGATATAATTCCATTCCTTGAAATGAGAAAGCCAACAGGCGATCCAAATCAGCGTTGCCAAAATCTACATCACGGTATTAACATCACCGATGACTTTATGACCATCATTGAAAATTGTATGTTGGATCCTGAAGCCAATGATGATTGGGTTTTAAAAGATCCACATTCTGGTGAAATCAGAGAGACTGTATCAGCCAAACATCTATGGCAAATGATATTGGAACTCCGTATGATGACGGGTGAACCATATCTACATTTCATTGATACAAGTAATCGTGAATTGCCACAATGGTTAAAAGATAAAGGATTGAAAGTACACCAATCTAATCTTTGTTCTGAAATTATTTTACCGACAAATGAACAGAGAACTGCTGTATGCTGTTTATCAAGTTTAAACTTAGAAACGTATGATGAATGGAAAGATGAACCATTATTTCTCAAAGACGTTGCCGAAATGCTTGATAATGTCCTTAGTTATTTTATTGCTAATGCACCAGACACTATTGCTCGTGCAAGATATAGTGCCGAGAGAGAACGCTCTATTGGCATCGGTGCTCTTGGATTCCACGCTTACCTTCAGCGCAACGGTATTGCTTTTGAAGGTGTTATGGCCAAGGTAACAAATAATCGTATTTTTAAATCTATTAGAGAGGGATTGAATGAAGCTAATCAAATATTGGGAACAGAACGAGGTGAAGCTCCTGATGCTAGCGGGACTGGTAAGCGTTTCAGTCATCTTATGGCTATTGCTCCAAATGCTTCTTCGTCTATCATCATGGGAAATACTAGCCCTAGTATTGAGCCTTATCGTGCTAATGCTTACAGGCAGGACACTTTATCGGGAGCATTTTTAAATAAGAACCGATGGTTAGACGAATTGATAATTAAAGCTTCAAGTGAAAAATCAGCCGACTGGTATAATGATGTTTGGTCATCCATTATCGCCAATGATGGTTCGGTTCAACATTTAGATTGGATGTCTGAGAATGATAAGGCTGTGTTTAAAACATCAATGGAGATTGACCAAAGATGGGTGGTTGAGTTAGCTTCCGACAGACAACAATATATAGACCAAGCACAATCATTAAATCTATTCTTTAGACCTGACGCCAATATTAAGTATGTCCATGCCATACATTTTACCGCATGGAAAAAGGGACTTAAAACTTTATACTACTGCCGTTCTGAAAAGATTGGTAAGGCCGATAAAGTCTCTAAGAAGATTGAAAGACAAGTTATCAAAGAGCTAGATATGACGCAGATTGCTCAAGGTAACGATTGTATTGCCTGTGAAGGATGAAATGGCATATTCAGATAAAGTATTAGACCATTATGAGAATCCTAGAAATGTAGGTACTTTTGATAAGAATGAAATAAATGTTGGTACAGGTTTAGTTGGTGCCCCTGCTTGTGGTGATGTGATGAGACTTCAAATTAAAGTAGAGGAAGGAGTTATCACGGATGCTAAGTTTAAAACATACGGATGTGGTTCTGCAATTGCTTCGAGTTCGTTGGTTACAGAATGGGTTAAAGGAAAAACAATTGCCGAAGCAGGAACAATTACAAATTCCAAAATCGCAGAAGAATTAGCTTTACCACCAGTTAAGATTCATTGCTCTATTTTAGCTGAAGATGCAATCAAAGCAGCAATCAAAGACTACGAACTTAAATGTTCATGTGGAGTATAAAATGGTAGAAGTTACAGAAAACGCATTAGATAAAATTAGAGATTTACTTGCTACTGAACAAAATCCAAAATTAGCAGTAAGAATGTTTGTTGAAGGAGGAGGCTGTAGTGGATTTCAATATAAATTTACAATGGATGAAGATATAGGTGATGACGATTTTGTTATTGAAAAAGATGGTGCAAAATTTGTTGTTGATATATTTTCAGCACAATATTTGACCGGTTCAAAAGTGGATTATAAAACTGAAAAATTTGATTCACAATTTGTTATTAGTAATCCAAATGCAAAATCAACTTGTGGTTGTGGGTCCTCATTTAACGCATAGAGAAAAAAGATATGATTAAAAAATTAGAGTTAAATATTACAGACCAACGGACTTATTTTAAGCCTTTCAATTATCCTTGGGCTTATGATGCTTGGTTAAAACATGAACAATCACATTGGTTACATACAGAAGTGCCAATGATTGAGGATGTAAAAGATTGGAAGAAAAAACTTAATAAAGAAGAAAAGCAATTCTTGACGCACATCTTCCGTTTCTTTACGCAAGGTGATATTGATGTGGCTGGTGGATATGTTAATAACTATCTTCCATATTTTCCACAACCAGAAGTAAGAATGATGTTAATGGGTTTTGCCGCTCGTGAAGCACTCCATGTGGCCGCATACTCACATTTAATTGAAACATTGGGTTTACCTGAAACAACATACAATGAATTCATGGAATACAAAGAGATGGTTGAGAAGCACGACTATGTTTTAGGTGTTGCTAGTAAAAATTCTACCAAAGAAAGCACAGCTACACATATTGCAGTATTTTCTGCCTTTACTGAAGGTATGCAATTATTCTCCTCATTTATTATGTTATTAAATTTTCCACGCCACGGTAAAATGAAAGGTATGGGTCAGATTGTAACATGGTCAATCGTTGATGAAACCCAACATTGTGAATCCATGATTAGGTTGTTTAGGACTTATGTTGAAGAAAATCGTGAAATTTGGAACGATGAATTAAAATCTAAGATATATACTATAGCTGAAAAGATGGTTGAACTAGAAGATAAGTTTATTGACTTGGCATTTCAAATGGGTGCCATGGAAGATTTAACAGCCGATGATGTAAAAAAGTATATTCGTTATATTTGTGACCGCCGACTGATTTCTCTTGGACTCAAAGGTGTATTCAAAGTGAAAAAGAATCCTTTACCGTGGGTTGAGGAAATGATTAATGCACCAACACACACCAATTTCTTTGAGAATCGTGCAACAGATTATGCCAAAGGAGCTCTATCAGGAAATTGGGACGAAGTTTGGGCTTAAAAAAGGAAAAAGATGACGGAGAAAACTTTATCAGGAGATTGTCTGAGTTGTGAATCAACTTATACTATACATTTTATGGAAGAAATGGTCTCACAAGAATTACCAGAACATTGCCCCTTCTGTGGTGAAACCATAGAAGAATTATCCGAGGACTATATAGAGGATGACGATGAACTGGAAGATGAGGAATGGGACTAAATTGGAAATATAATGGCAAAGATTTTACCGAAGATTTGGTTGGTAATAATTACGGGTTCGTGTATCAGATAACTAATCTGACGAATGGTAGAAAATACATAGGCAAGAAATTCTTTTACTCTGCCAAAACCAAACAAGTCAAAGGTAAGAAAAAGAAGTATAAGGCATTAAGCAATTGGCAAACTTACTATGGGAGTAGTGACAATCTGACCAAAGATGTGTTACAATTGGGTCATGAAAACTTTAACAGAGAAATATTACATCTTTGCCTTACCAAAGGTGAATGTGGATATCTTGAAGCTAAAGAACAATTTAGGAATAATGTCCTAGAAAATGACAACTACTATAACTCATGGATAATGGTTAGAGTTAGAAAAGACCACATTAAAGGATACAATGCTAGAATTCTTACGGAGTATAAGTGAACACCCATACGATACCATTACTTTCATATCAGGAGATAAAAAAGATTCTCTTGAGGTAATGGCAAATTGTTATAAAGACGGTGGTACAAAAATAGGTGGCTCAAAACTAGGTGATTCGTTTGATATCATCCTGTTTAGAGAAGATTCGGATGGCAAACTTATTGATCCAGAAAAATTTGAAGCCATACTTTTGGAACCACTAGAGTATATTTCCAATATGATAAAAAGTGATTGGTATGGTATTGTTGCTAGGAAGACTACCACTTCCCAAAAATTTGTTGATACTATATTTGACAAACTGATAGAAGTGTGATATAATAGAGTTTTGAAACTATTGAAAGTTTGTTATGTTACTCGTAGACTTAAACCAAGTGTTACTTGCCGGACTTATGGCACAAATCTCAGCACAGAAAAATACCAAATTAGAAGAACCTTTAGTTCGGCATATGGTATTGAATATTATTCGTAATCATGTTAAGAATTTCAAAGGTGAATATGGAGAAGTAATATTATGCTGTGATAATAGAAAATATTGGCGCAAAGAGTTTTTTCCATTCTACAAAGCAAGTCGTAAAAAGACCAGAGAAAAATCCGATTTAGATTGGCATTTTATTTTTGATATGCTAGCCAAATTCAAATTAGAACTTAAAGAAAACTTCCCATATAAAGTAATTGATGTTGAAGGTGCTGAAGCTGATGATATTATTGGCACATTAGTACCAATCTATGCTCGTGACCAGAAGATTTTGATTCTATCAAGTGATGGTGACTTCCTACAGTTACAACAATATGGTACCAATGTTAAGCAATACAATCCATCACAAAAGAAGTATGTAAAGTCGGAGAATCCAATCCTAGAACTCAAGGAGAAGATTATCCGTGGTGATAAAGGTGACGGCATACCCAATATGTTTTCACCATCAGATTGTTTTGTCCGTGACTTGAGGCAGAAGCCAATTACTAAAGTAATATTAGATAAGTATCTATGGGAAAATGTGGAATTATACAATGAAACTGATAAAACCAATTTTGCTAGAAATTGCACATTAATTGACCTAACAAAAATCCCAGCAGAGATTAAAGAAAAAATTATAAATACCTATGAAGAAACAAAACCAGCAAAAGGTAAATTGTTGAATTATTTTATTGAACATAAACTGAAGAACTTAATGGAAGTAATAGAGGAGTTTTAATGAAAAATTTATACGAAGTATTTGATGAGTTTGAAGAAGCAAAGTCTAAAAAAGATAGGATGAGTATAATAGAAAAAAATCTATCAAAAGTTTTGGTTGATGTATTTGAATTAACTTATCATCCTAAGTGTGAATGGTTGCTCAATGAAATACCTGATGGTTATAAGATTGCGCAAGACAATATACCTGGATTATCAGGTAATCAACTATCTACCGAGTTGCGTAGAATGTATCTTTTCCAAAAAGGAAATGCTGCAGCTGAGCAATTAACTCCACAAAAAAGAAATGAATTATTATTACAACTGCTAGAGAGGCTTGAGCCCCGTGAAGCAGAAGTGGTCATGGGTATACTCAATAAAGATTTGGGTGTGAGAGGTTTAGATTATAAATTCATAAAGGAAGCATTCCCTACACTACTACCATAAATGCAAGGAACGGAGAAAATAATAGTCACTTCTGGAGCGTTTGATCCGCTCTCATTAGAGGAACTTATTTTCTTGAAAAAGTGTAAGAGGATGTGTGATTGGTTAGTAATAGGAATACATTCTGATTGGTGGATGTTATGGTCACAAGGTGGATTTGTTCATAATTATGATACAAGGCGAGAAATACTTTCTAATTTAAGATGTGTTGATGAGATATTCACATTTAATGATTCTGATGGTACAATATTGCAATTGCTCAAGCTTTCTAAAATATGTTATCCAAATGCACAATTGGTTTATATGTCGGATAATAATCTAAACAATATGACTGAAACTAAAATTAAAGGCATTACTTTTGAAACAATGAAATAAGGAGAAGTTGGTGACAAAATTCGTAGGAAAGTTCCGTAAGAACCAAGATTATAACGATGATTACAAATATATGCCTCAGCGTAAGCATCGCAATGAGCACGCAGAAATCAAAAAATTGAAAAATCAAAATTATGATGATTTTCTCAAAAACATAGACGAAAATACCAAAACACAAGAAAACAGGTAATATGTTGTTTTGATACAACAAACCTATTGACTTATAGCCTGTAGTATCGTATAATGGATTTCTTAGTTGAAAGGACTCTATTATGATGATATACGGTTATATTCCAAAATCCAAACCAAAGAAATTATCTAAAGCTCAGCAAGAGCAAAAGGATGATTGGGTCAAATCGCTCAATAAAATATCAGGAAGACGGATAATTGCCTTTCCTAAGAATATTTCTAAGCCTTTTCCATCACCTAGGATCCCACCTGGCCGAGAAACGCCAAAATATGCGTCCTTGGATACAGGATTCATTCCTTGCACAAAATCAGTAGATGGAAACACATACACAGGCGCAAAAATGAAGGGAGTTGCAACAATGCACAAGTCCAACGCAGTTCCTGTGTTTACCGACAACGAAGCAAAAGAAATTTCAAGCATGAGGAGATAAAAATGCTAATGGAACACGAAAAAACGCAAATTTATCAAGGTATTGACTCGGTAATTTTTAATTTGAAGCACTTACCTATTGATGATGTTGCGTATTTTTTAGTAAAATTCAATCCGAAGCTGGCGGATGAGTTGGCAACATCAATTTCTCAGCAAATTTTTGATAAAACCGAAGGAAAAAAGCATGAATGAGCAAAATACACAAACTGGCCAATATATTTGGCTTAGTGCCATCACAGATGATGGTGAAATACCTGATTGGAAGCGCCTAGATATAGCCACTAAGAAGTGGGCTAATCTAACACAAATGGAAAATGATTTATCCGACTACCAAAAACGAAAGGAAATGTTTCAATGATTTATCAAACAATAGTTAAAGATGCTAAAGATGGCTCGGGAGATAGTATTTTAACATTTCCACCAGAATTGCTTGCCGAAAGCGATTGGGAAGAAGGTGATACTATTACTGTTAAAAGGGAACATAGTTCAATCCATCTTATTAATTTAAGTGCGGCCATGCGTCAAATGAACAAGAGTGTTGCCAATAAACAACAACTAGCTTGACACCTACCGTGGTTGTGTTATACTATTATTTTACTTGATTAGGAACTATATTATGAATAAAAATGCTCTGTCTTTCGTTGAGGCTTGTGAAAGAATATTTGGCAATAATGCCGTTGTAACTAGAGACGGTATTGCTGAAGTGGTAAGTGAATCTGGCGCACCTTATCCTTATTGGTTAGTAACCAAATCAGAATTTCGCCATGGTAGAGGATATTACAAAGTGCCATCATCTGGTAAAACAATTGCAAAAAAGGAATCAATTAAACAGGAAGAACCTGAAATGGAAGTAGCATATCAAAATGTTGTGCAATTACGACAACCTAAAATGGTTGATGATAATGAGCCTTCTGTTCCTGCTAAGTATCCTGATTATGTTCCTTTTGGCTTTTTCAAAGATTTGCGTAACATTCTAAAAACAAAAATGTTCTATCCTATCTTCATTACTGGTTTATCAGGTAATGGTAAAACATTGATGGTTGAGCAAGTTTGTTCTGAATTAGACCGTGAATGTGTCCGTGTTAATATCAGTATTGAAACTGATGAATCCGATTTACTTGGTGGCTTTGCTTTGATTAATGGTAATACAGTTTACCATGATGGCCCCGTAATCACCGCTATGAAGCGTGGTACAGTATTACTGATTGACGAAGTTGACCGTGGTTCCAATAAACTATTATGTTTACAAGGCATATTAGAAGGTAAACCATACTACAATAAGAAAACTGGTGAAATGGTATATCCAGCTAAAGGTTTTAATGTTGTATGTACAGCAAACACCAAAGGTCGTGGTAGTGATGAGGGTAGATATCTATCACAGATTTTAGATGATGCGTTCCTAGAACGGTTTCCTATTACTGTTGAACAGAATTATCCTGATGCTAAAACAGAGAAGAAAATCCTTTCTCCGTTAATTGATGACCAAGTATTCGTTGAGAATTTGGTACAATGGGCTGATGTAGTTCGGCAATCTTTTAGCCAAGGCGCAACAGATGAGATTATCTCCACTCGCCGTTTGGTACACATTGCACAGGCTTTCAAAATCTTTGGTGATAAAATGAAAGCCATTACATTATGTGTTAACCGTTTTGATGAAGAAACTAAAACGGCATTCTTAGACTTGTATTCTAAAGTTGATGTTACCGTAGAATCTCCTGCTAATACAAGTATCAATCAAGTAAATGTCCCGTAAAAGGGATAAATCGGCACTTGAGAAATTAAAAAAAGTTGCCATCGATGAAAATGATCCAGAGGACATTGATGGCATACTTGATACCTTTGCGGAACTATTAATATATAAATGTGTAGATATTGTAGAAAAAAAAGGTTACCGAACTGAAGAAATACTATGCCGTTATTTTGGTATAGATTATTGATGTATGAAAACAACACCATGGTTGACACCGACCGTGGTTCCTGTATAATGGTTCTATTAACTCGGAGAATACATGGAACTTATAGAATCTAAATCGTTACTTGCCAAATTGATGGCCACAGAAAATCTTATCGTAGAACAGCGGCAAGTACCAACTGCTATGTTTGATGTTAAGAATCGTATTTTAACATTACCAATATTAGATAATAATATCTCTGGTTATCTTTATGACCTTTTATGTGGTCACGAAGTTGGCCACGCATTATACACTCCAGAAGAAGGTATAAGAAAAGCGGTAGAATTAAAATTGTCCATGTCAATGATGAATGTACTGGAAGATTCCCGTATTGAGCGTAAAATCAAAAACAAATATCCTGGTATTCGTGCCTCATTTGTCCGTGGTTATTCCGAATTAATCGCAAAAGATTTCTTTGGTACAGCTGGCGTTGATATGAATACACTAAACTTCATTGACCGTGTTAACCTTTTCTGCAAAGGCGGACCCACTCAAGGTATTAAATTCAATGAAGAAGAAACCTCACTCTTAAAAGAAATTGAATCAACACAATCCTATGATGATGTAATTGAGCTTGCAATAAGAATTGGTCAGTTTATGAAAGACCAAGCCGAAGAAGCGGAGAAGAAAAGAGTAGAATCTGGTGACCAAGAAGAAGATGAAGAATTTGATAATGATGGTTATGAAGATTCTGAAGAAGAAACTGAAGAAATGGAATTTAAACCTAATTCACCAGAAGGAAGTTATGATGAAGATACATTTCAGCAATCGGATGAAGTTAAAGAAAATGAACAAAGTGGAACTCAGGGTGCCGGCGTAGAAGGTCACAATGATATTAAATCTCATACCGATGAAGCGTATGAAAGAAACCAAAATAGATTATATGCGAATACAGGTAGAGAATATTATTACGGCAATATTCCATCCATCAACTTGGATAAAATGATTATTCCATATAAACAATTATGGAAAAGATATAAAGCCGAAGCTGCAGAATATGCAACTGATCCTGTAAGTTTCCAAAAAACTAGGAAAGATTCAACTAAAGTTGTATCATATCTAGCCAAAGAATTTGAGATGCGCAAAAATGCTGACCAAATGAAACGCACATCTATTGCCAAAACTGGTGAATTGAATATGTCTAAGATTTATTCTTATGTGTTCAATGAGGATATCTTCAAGAAAGCCACAGTAGTTGCTGAAGGCAAATCTCATGGCTTGGTCATGTTCTTAGATTGGTCAGGTTCAATGTCCGAAAATATTAACAATACAGTCAAACAGTTAATTAACCTAACACTCTTTTGCAAGAAGGTTAATATTCCTTTTGATGTATATGCCTTTTCATCCGAATATGACCAACATGATTGGATGAAAGAAACTTGGAAAGATGGTAATATTTACCTAGATAAGTGTAACTTGTTAAACATACTTTCTAATAGAATGTCTGCATCTGAATATTCGTATGCTTGTAGTGCACTATTGTATATGACTACTGGTCATCATAGATTGAATTGGTTCTGCCTTGGTGGTACCCCACTCAATGAAGCAGTTATTGCTGCCATGGAAATTATTCCAGAATTCAAAAAACAATATAAGCTACAACTTGTTAATGCTGTATTCCTAACTGATGGTGAAGGACATGGCGGTAACATGGTATATCGTAATCTACCAATAGAAGGTATTCCATTCAACGATGCGGTAACACATACTGCTGAAGAACAGCTTGTACCTATGAGAGGTTTGACCAGACAGAGATATGGTTCTTGTAATGAGATATATGTTATTCGTGATCCTAAAACAAAGAATCAGGTTATATTAAATGAAGGTTCTTTCCAGCAAAATATTACTGGTGCATTTCTCAAGTTATTAAAACAGAGAACAGGATGTAATGTGGTGGGCTT